CTCAAAGTATTTTCTCGGAAGGCATTAGTGTTAATCCTTTAAGTTGTTTAATACTTGCCACTCCAGTAAGCAACACACCTCTACTAACCCAGCTTGTAGGGAGAGTTATTAGAGAGTATCCAGGAAAGATAGATCCTGTAGTAGTAGATATTAATCTTAAAGGAAAGACGGCTGAGAAGCAAGCCAAACTTCGGTTAGGTCATTACCTCCAGCAAGGGTATAATGTTTTCTTTAAGGACATGTGAAAAAAATTTCTTGACACGGGAGCTATTTCCCCGTATAATATACACTTGACTTCGAGAACATAGCAGTGATTCTTTTTAACTGGGCAAAAATGTATGCGGCAACTCAGGGAGATTCTTCTTCCATAGTTACGCTGATTGCCTATTTAACATATCCTACTCTACCTAGAAATAGGTACGACTCTATCTATCGCTTGTCACAACAAGACTGGTCAGGCAATAGTTTTATACTGCACCCAGAAAAAATAATATCAAACCGAAGCAAGTTCGGTGATAATGAGTTGGCCCAGTATGTGGCACTGGCCAGCTTTCGCAGCTATGCTGAATATGAAGCCACAACTAAACGCAGTTTGAATCTGTTCTTAGCACCGATTCCTACTGAACTTATTGACAACAACAGGCTACTATCTAGAATAGAAGAGGAAGTATTCTTCTGCTGGGAAGAAGTCACACACTAAAGGAAAAACTATGGGTATTAAATTTACATCATCTGCTGGCGGGGCTAAGAAGTCCTCACTAGAACAATTCACTTACAAGAACGGCGATAACTGCGTTCGTATTTTTGGAGATCTTCTTCCTCGGTATATCTACTGGGTGAAAGGCGAAAACGATAAGAACATTCCTATGGAGTGTTTATCTTTTGATCGACAGAAAGAAGCATTTGTAAACGTAGAAAAAGATTGGGTTAGAGAATTCTATCCTGATTTGAAATGCGGCTGGTCTTACTCTGTACAGTGTATTGATCCTTCAGATGGTAAAACCAAAGTATTTAATCTAAAGAAAAAATTAATGGATCAGATTCTAGTTGCTGCTGAAGACTTGGGCGACCCTACCGACTTAGATGCTGGTTGGGACATTCACTTTAAGCGTACTAAGACTGGGCCTAACGTATATAATGTTGAATATACTCTTCAAACTCTCAAATGTCAAAAAGGTATTCGTCCTTTAAATGACGACGAGAGAGCATCTGTAGCTGCTGCTACTTCTATTGATGAGTTGCTTCCTCGACCAACTCCAGACGCTCAGAAAGAGTTACTGGAACGAATTGCTACTGGTGGTTCTGGTAAGGATGAAGTTGATTCCTCAATTGAAGACGAGTTTGACATTAGCTAATGAAAATACTATTCTCCGCCGATTGGCACATAAAATTAGGTCAGAAGAACGTACCCGTCAATTGGGCGCGTGCTCGCTATGACAGCTTCTTTCATCAGATTTATTTGTTGGAAGATGATGCAGACTTGCATATTATTGGCGGCGACATCTTTGATAGAGTTCCAACTATTGAAGAACTAGAACTGTATTTTACTTTTGTAAAAGGTTGTCAGATTGAAACTCTCATTTATGACGGTAATCATGAAGCAACTAAAAAGAATAAAACATTCTTTACGGCGTTAAAAGAAGTAACCCATTCATTGAATGATAAGGTTACTATTATTGATGAAGCATACGAAGATGAAAGAGGTTTTAGTATTCTTCCTTACTGTGATTTGCACAAGAAGAATTCTATTGAGATGCTGAATAAGGACTTTCCGGTTTTTACTCATGTGAGGGGTGAAATACCCCCTCATGTTCAGCCGGAAGTGGACTTAGAAAGATTTGCAAGGTTCCCAAAAGTATTTGCAGGAGACTTGCATTCCCATTCTAATTGCCAGAAAAATATAGTATACCCAGGAAGCCCGATGACTACTAGCTTTCATAGATCGAAAGTAGAAACCGGAGTTCTAGTTATACTTGAAGACTGGGACTGGTATTGGGAGAAGATGGAACTTCCACAGCTTATTCGTAAAACAGTCAGTGACCCTGCTGAAATGACCACGGGGCTATATGACCATGTTATTTACGAACTAGAGGGAGACCTCGGAGACCTAGCAAAAGTAGGCTCCAGCGACCTTCTTGATAAGAAAGTTGTAAAACGAAGTTCTGAAGCAACACTTGTTTTGGATAAAGAGTTCTCCATTGGAGAAGAGTTAGTAGAATACTTAACTTACGTGCTAGAAATAGCTGAAGATAAAATACCCGAAATATTAGGACTATATAATGATTACGCTAAAAATATTGAAATGGAGTAATTGTTTCTCTTATGGAGAAGGCAATGAACTCGATTTAGCTTCCACCAGACTTACCCAAATCTTGGGTTA